CACTCGTCTCGGTCGCACGTCAAAACGGAAAGACGGTTGCGCTCAAAGCGCTGCTCGGCTGGTGGCTGACGCGTCACGCGATCAACGTCGGGCCGCAAACGATTCTGACGACCGCGCACCGACTTGACCTGGCAGTCGCACTGTTCCAAGATCTGGCGCCTGTGCTCGAAGCAAAGTTTGACGTCAAAGCCGTCTGGGCTTACGGTCGCAACAGCGTCAAGATCGGCGACAGCACCTGGTACGTCAAAGCCGCCAGGCCGTCAGCCGGTCACGGCATGAGCTGCGACCTGATCGTCGTTGACGAACTGTTCGGCATTGACCAGGACACGCTCGACGTCGGCCTGCTGCCGACGCAACGCGCCAAACCGAATCCGTTGTGCTCAATGTGGTCGACAGCCGGCACCGAGGAATCAGTCGCCATGATGCGTTGGCGTGAGCAAGGCATACGCGCAATCGACGAACACAAATCCATCGGCGTGTATCTCGCCGAGTACTCGCCGCCACCCGACCTCGATCCGATGAGCGCGGCCGCGTGGGAGTACGCCAACCCGGCGCTCGGTCACACGCTCGACATACGCGTTATCGAGCAAGAAGCCAGATCGCCGAACCGTGCCGGCTTCCTTCGATCTAGCGTGAACCTGTGGGTGCAATCCGAGTTGTCGTGGCTGCCGCCTGGGCGGTGGGAATCGTTGCGTACCGAGCTGCCACCGTTGCCCGGCGGAATCATGGCAGTCGAGGTCGCCGTGGACGACGGCCGCTACGTCGCAGTTCGTTGCAACGGCAACTCTGCTGGGACACTGACTGCGACTGTCGCGTTCATGTGCGAGACGATTACACAACTGTGGGAAAACGTGCGTAGACAGATTGCCGACAACCCTCGGCTTATCGTCGCCATCACTCCGACGCTTGACGTCAACTGTCCGACCGATTTGCAACGCACACGGGTCATCGTCGGCTACCAAGAAATCGGACGCTACACGTCGGCGGTACGCAACCTGATCAATGAGGGCCGCGTCGCGCACACCGGCGAGACGATGCTGGCAGAGCACGTGGGTCGAGCCATCGCAGTAAAGACGCCAGGCGCAATCGCGTTGAGCTCCACCAAATCATCCGGGCCCATCGAGCTTGCGCGCTGCCTGGTTTGGTGCGTCGGCATGTCAAGCAGACCTCGCCCGATGGTCAACCGACCAGTCATAGCAACGAGCGCCTAGACTGTCGTTCACGATGGCTGTATTTTCGTTGAAACGAGCAATCCCCAACAACGCCCAGGCCAAGATTGGCGCTGCAGGCGCGGCAGGCGACCCCAACGTCGGCAATTTCATGACGTACACGGCCAATTTTGACCGTCAACAAGCCATGCAAATCCCGACGATTTCGCGCGCACGCGACCTGATCTGCGGCATGGTCGGCTGTCTGTCGATACATCAATACGCCGAAATGTGGACGGATCAGGACGAGGATTACGAGGAGGTGTACCTTCCCGACGACGTTTGGTTCAAGCAACCCGACCCGAACGTCACGCGCAATTTCATGCTGTCATGGACTGTCGATGACCTGATGTTCTACGGTCGCGCATTCTGGGTCATTACCAGCCGGTTGGGCAACGGCTTCCCCAACGCGTTCACGTGGATTCCTGCCAGCAACATCCAAACACGCGACCAGGGCGGCCCGTTGTGGTTCGGCCCAAGCAAAGAGATCTATTTCAACGGCTTCCAGCTCAATCCCAACGACGTGGTGCAATTTATCAGCCCCATTCAGGGCTTGCTGTCGATGGGTGCTCGAGCAATCCGCACCAACATCAACCTCGACACCAGCGCCGAACGATTCGCGCGCAACCAGACACCGGCAGGCGTGCTCAAACAAACCTCTGGCGAACCGTTGAGTGCCGAGGAATTGAGCGAATTGGCGGCCGCGTTCGCAGCTGCACGAAACAACAACGCGGTGGCCGCATTGAACGAATACGTGGACTGGAAAGAGTCCTACATGGATCCGAGCAAACTCCAGTTGACCGAGGCACGCACCTACCAGGCGCTCGAAATGGCTCGCGTCGCCAACATTCCGCCGTACCTCGTCGGCGCACCGACCGGATCGGGCATGACATACCAGAATGCGCTCCAGGCGCGCCAAGACCTCTACCTGTTTGGCGCCAAGCCGTACATTGATTGCATCGAGCAGACGCTTAGCATGAACAACGTGACGCCGCGAGGCCGTTACATCTACCTGGACGTTGAGAGCTATCTGGAGGAAGCACAAATGTCCCCGGAGTCGGAAAACGCTGCACCGATTCCGGGGGCAACCCCTACTGAAACGGAGCAAGACCGATGATCAGACTTACCGCTGCCAACACTTTCGTGATCGCCGAGGAAGGCGACAATAAGCGCACCATCTCGGGCGTGGCCGTGCCGTGGAACGTCGAGGCGACCGTCAGCGACGGCACGCGCGTCAAATTCGAGCGTGGCGCCCTGCCGGTCAACGGCAAGAAACCCAAGCTGCTCAAATACCACGATTCGCAGCAGCCCGTCGGCGTCGTCACCGGCCGCCTGGACACCGAGGACGGCATGCTGTTCACCGCCAAAATCAGCCAAACCAGCGACGGCAACGACATGCTCGAGCTTGTCAAAGACGAAGCCATCGACGCGGTCAGCGTCGGCGTCGACGTCATTGACGCCAGTTACGACGACAGCGGCACCATGATCATTTCGCGCGCCGATTGGGTAGAGTTGTCGCTGGTGACCGTACCAGCCTTCAAGGGTGCTACGATTACAGACGTTGCAGCGACCGAACCACAACAGGAGACAACCATGTCCGACAAGGTCGAAGCAAAAGCAGTAGAAGTCCCGGCACCCGCACCAGCACCGCAAATCATTTGGGCTGAAGCCAAGAAAGAATTCAAGCTGCCCAGCGCCGCTGAATACATCAGCAAGTTGCTGAAGGGTGGCTCAGAAGCCGCCGAGTTCATTGCCAACATCCGCGCTGCCGCGCCCGACGTGCTCACGAGCGACACGCCCGGCATCCTGCCGACGCCGATTGTCGGCCCGGTGTACAACAACTTCCGCGGCTTGCGCCCGGTCGTCGATGCAGTCGGTGTCAAGGCGATGCCCGGTGGCGGCAAAGTGTTCATCCGCCCCGAGGTCACCACGCACACCTCGATTGCCGCACAAGCCACCGAAAACACTGCGCTGCAGTCCGGCACGTTCGTCGTGTTCAACAACCAGGTCACCAAAGGCACGTACGGCGGCTACGTCACCATTTCCGAGCAGGACATGGACTGGACTGATCCGGCCGTGCTGTCGCTCGTGCTCGATGACATGTCGCGCATCTACGCCAACCAGACCGATGACGTCGCAGCCGATGCCCTCGTCGCCGGTGCGACCGTCACGCGCGTGCTGTCAGCCGCCAACCTGTCGGCCCCAGACAAGTGGGTGGAATGGATCTACGGCGCCTCAGCAACCATCCTCAGCTCAAGCAACGGCAACCTGCCGACGCACCTGTTCGTCGACCCGACGATGTGGAGCAACCTCGGCAAGTTGGTGGACGGCTCCAACCGTCCGCTGTTCCCACAAGCCGGTCCGATGAACGCCTTCGGTCAAGTGTCGCCAGGCGTCGCCGCCGGCAACGCGTTCGGCCTCACCGTCGTGGTGGATCGCAACTTCGCCGCCAACACGCTGGTGATTGCCGACCCGTCAGGCTTCGAAATCTTCGAACAGCAAAAGGGTGCAATCAGCATCGACGTGCCCAGCACGCTGTCGCGCACGATTGCGTTCCGCGGCTACTTCGCAACGCTGATGATCGACGAGACCAAGTTCGTCAAGCGCGTCGCGAGCTGAGCCAACCAGTTCCTTCCTCCAGGGAACCTGAACGATGGCGACGTACACGGTCACCCATAAACAGGTGGCCGACAACGTCGCCGTCGTTCAGCTGTTGGAACCAATCGACTTCGAGGTCGGCCAAAGCATCACCATCAGCGGCATCAACGCCACCTGGAACGGCACGCGCACCATCCTGGCGCTGCCGGAAAATTACTTCGTCGGTGTCTCAGACCAGGGCGACTACGTATTCGACTACGACATAATCATCCCCAACCAGGTGCTGTTCGCGCTCACCACGGACGACGCAGAACGTGCAGCCGCATCGGGCAGCGTCACGTATTCCGTGACCTGCACGTGGATTGCCCTCGCCGACCTGGAGGATTACCTCGGTTTTACGTTCACCAGCCCGAGCGCCGATCTCGACGTGGCCAACATGGCAGTCGGAGCCGCAAACGCCTGGGCATACCGCCGCCGCCAAGAAGCCGGCTATTGGGACTCGCCAAGCACCGTACCCGGCCTGGATTGCAAACTCGCCGCCACGCAGTACGCCGCAATTCTTTACCGCGAGCGCGGCAGCACCGAAGCGTTTGCATCGTTTGATCCGCTTGCCACAGGCGGCCCGGTCACCGGCAACTTCGGCCAGATTCTGCGGCTGCTCGGAATCGGCAAACCGCAGGTCGCCTGATGCCCGACTACCTGTTCAAGACCGGCTACGACCAGCTGGTGACACAGCTGCAGTCGATCACCGGGCTGCGCGTGTTCGATGATCCGCGCAACATCAACGTGCCGTGCTGCATCGTCGAAGCCCCAACCATTTCGCTAAACACCAACGTCAACGCCGAGATGGAATTCCGTGTCGTGATGGTCGGAATGGGCACCGGCGACAACCGCACCCTCGATCAACTGCTCGACATGGCCGACCTGGTGCGCGCAGCCAAAATCGGCCTCACGGCCGCCCGGCCGACGACCGTCACCTACGGAGGCGCCGACTATTCCGCATACGAGCTGACCATACGAACAAAAGTCAGCCCATAGGCGTACTAGAATGCCCACAGGCTTGCAGCGGGCCTCCAATGACAGGAGATTCCACACATGGCCGTTGCATCAACCCTTCTCGGATCGGCAGTACTCAAAATCGGCGCGGCGTCCGCGAGCACCGTCGACTACAGCGACAACACCACCAACCTGGTGGTCAACATCGGCAAAGAAGCGCTTGACGCCTCCAGCTTCGGCGGCACGATCCGCAACTACGTTAGCGGTCTGTCCACCGTGCAAATCACCGCCACCTTGCTGGCCAACGCCACCATTCTGAACGCGCTCTACGCGCTCGTGGGCACCAACTGCTACGTGTCGGCCCGACGCGACAGCAGCGCAGCCTCAGCCACCAACTTGAACTACAACATCACCGGCACGTATTTCGAGTCGCTCGATGTCGTCAATCAGGCCGTGGGCGAACTGTCCGAGGTCGAGGTCACGTTCACCGGCGCCTCCACCATCGCCACCAGCTCCACATGAGGCTGAACATCCAGGTGTCGTACAAGACACCTGCAGGCCAGCCGATAACCGAAAAGGTCACCACCACGATTGCCACCGTGGCCGCGTGGGAGCGACGTTTCAAACGCCGCATCAGCGATCTGCAGGCCGGTGTCGGCGTCGACGACCTCATGTTCATGGCTTGGCACCAGCTCCACGCCCAGCAACGCGAAGGCCGTGATTACGACGCCTGGCTGGAATCAGTTGACGCATTCGACGTGCTCGAGGTCGCGCAAACAAACCCTACGGTCGCAGCTCCGTCAGACGCCAGTTAGCAGAGCTGCTTTTGGCTACCGGGTACTGGCCGCCCAACGTCGAATTCGACCTGGAGGATTTAGCGACGATTCAGCTGGTGAGCAGGCAGGCGAGCAATGGCCGTTGATACCGCTGTCACGATTGCTGGCGTAAAAGAAACGCTGAGGGAACTGCAAAAAATGGAGCCTGACCTCGCCAAAGAAATCAAAAAGGATTTCAAGCAAATCGTCGATCCGATAGTCAAGGACGCGCGCACCCAGGTGGTCGCGTTGCCGTTGTCCGGTTTCGCGCGCAACTGGAAAGCCGGCAAACTGTTGCCCTGGTCGCAGTCGGCTGTCGGCAAATCAATCATTGCCCGGTTCAGCAACCGCAAACGCGGAAACGCGCTGGCAGTATTCAGCGTCACGATGAAAAGCCCGGCAGGAACGATTTTCGACATGGCAGGCCGCAGCTCGAGCAACCGTTTGGCTGCGGCGCTCGATCAGCTGTACGGTCGCGCGTCGCGTCTCATGTGGCCCACGTACGAACGTCACGCCGACGCCGTCAACGAAAACGTGGCCGAACTTGCTGAGAAAATCGCTGATGAAACGAATCGTAGGCTGGTGTCCTAATGGCCGTAACAATCCCCATCATTTCCGAATTTGACGGCAAGGGAATCAGCCGCGCCATCGAGGAATTCAAGAACCTGGAAGGTGCCGGGGCCAAAGCCAAGTTCGCGCTGCAAAAGGCGGCCGTGCCGGCTGCGGCGGCCGTCGCAGGGCTCGCCGCAGGACTTGGAGCCGCCACCAAAGCCGCTATGGAGGATCAGGCCGCCCAGGAGCAGTTGGCTGGCGTAATCAGGCGCTCAACGCTCGATGCCACCGACGACGCCATCGCCGTCAACGAATTGTGGATCAGCAGCATGAGCAAAGCGACGGCCACGGCCGACGACGAGCTGCGTCCTGCTCTGGCAACGCTGGTGCAATCCACCGGCGATTTGACGTTGGGCCAAGAGCTGCTGCAGGCCGCCCTGGACATTTCGGCGTCGACTGGCAACGACTTGGGTACGACCGTCGATGCGTTGAGCAAGGCATACAACGGCAACATGAAAGGCCTGAAAGCCCTTGATGCGTCGCTGATTCCGATGATCAAAGACGGCGCCAGTTTCGATGAGGTCATGTCGGCTTTGGCCGCAACGACCGGAGGCGCCGCCGCAAACGCGGCCGACACCGCCGCAGGCCGCATGAAAAATTTGGGCATCCAAATGTCTGAGGCCAAAGAAGCAATCGGTGCAGCCCTGCTGCCAGCCGTGACTGCGCTGCTCGACAAATTGGTGCCGCTGGCCGAATGGGTACAAGCAAACAGCAAGATTGTGCTCATTCTGGCCGGTGTCATCGGCGGCTTGTCGCTCGCCGTTCTGGCCGTCAACGCGGCAATGAAGGTTTACCAAGCAACGTTGATTGTCGTGCAAGCCGCCCAGGCCGCACTGAATTTCGTTATGTCCGCCAACCCCATCGGCATAGTGGTGCTGGCAATAGGTGCACTGGTCGCCGCTTTTGTGTTGGCGTACCAAAAATCTGAGACATTTCGCGAAGGCGTCGATGCAATGTTCAGCTTCATCAAAGATGCCATCGGCGCGTCAGTCGAACTCATCAAGGGCTATCTCAACGGCGTGCTCAGTTTTTACAAAGCCATTTTCAACGGCATCGCCAAAGCCTGGAACAGCACCATCGGCAAATTGTCGTTTTCGGTGCCCGATTGGGTGCCTGGAATCGGCGGTAACAAATTCAGCGTCCCCGACATTCCAGAACTGGCCAACGGCGGCATCGTCACCAGCCCCACGTTGGCAATGATTGGTGAGGCAGGCCCAGAAGCCGTGGTGCCGTT